GCATAACTGGGTCATAAAGCTGCCTATCCAGCCAGAATTGCAACGGCCTACCCTGGAATGATTTGTTAGGCAGGTTGGTGTAGTCATCTTGGTTAAGACGAGCCAACGGAATTTCAGTCGGGTTGCCTGCTGTTACAAACTCGGCAACGTCGAGAATAGTTCCATTAAGGGCTGCTAATCTCCAATACTGACCATTGATGGAAGGATTAAGGTCATACCACTGCCACTCTCCGGCAGCGTATGTAACCGCTCCGGGGACAAGGGCGTCATACCAATGGATCAAGTCGATGGAGTATTCCACCTTCATGTCATAGGTTCCGGCTGAGTACATATTGAACCCAATAGTGGATATGTTCTGCTGTGTTGTTAAGTCCTGCAAAATCCATCCATTAGCGGTTGTCTGGGTACACGCCGTCGCTAGATCACTATCATCAGCGTAGTCAGGGATACCCTCACTTGCTGTAATGATACCCGTGTACTGGTTAATTGTGCGGTAGTTGGAGTTAAGAAGGTCAATAGTGCCAGCCGGAAGGGTGATGTAACCGTTGCCAAGGTAGAATGGCATAATGGTTTTCTCGACCGTCCATAGCTGGATACCGCGATTGCACAGCGATGAAATGAGCAGATAGAGGCTGTCTAAAGCTGTTTGCTGCATTTCAGATGTTACGATTTCAGGTGCAACCTTACAACGTCTGAACGCTTGGTCCAGAATGTTGTTGGTATTAAAGACCGTTTGAGAAACCGTACCACTGGTTGTCATTTTTTAACCTTGCGAGCTTCAGATAGAGCAATAGCAATGGCCTGCTTCTGACTCTTTACCACTGGGCCTTTTTTGCTGCCAGAATGAAGTTCACCGGATTTCCATTCGTGCATAACTTTTTTAACCTTGCCGCCATTTTTAAACGGCGAGGACGGCTTGGACTTTGCAAACTTTGCAACGGCCCTTGACTTGGCCATTTGAATATCGGCAACGGCTTGGTCTTGAACGCCTTTGCCTTTTCCAGCCATCCTCGCGGTTTTCATTACTTCATGCCCTTTGCCATGCCACCTTTTTTGCGGAGCATTGCTTGTGTACCCAAATTCTGTTGAGCTGCTGACTGTTGGGATCGCCCTTTGTTTACCATTGAGTTTATCCCTGCCATTATCCCACCCGACATAGGCGACGGAGAACCCATAGGCTTACGAGGGCCATTAGGATTCCGTGGACCAAATGGACCATTACCCATCATGCCGCCTTTAGGTTTTACAGGGCTACCCATCATACCGCCGCCAACTTTAGGCCTTGATGGCATTCCAAGAGGGCGGTCATCTGGTCCAAGAGCAACGCCAGTGTCGCGTGGATTGCGACGGACTTGGGTTTGATATGCTTGCTTCATTGCGCCACCAGTGGCTTTCTTTGCAACAGCACCACCCTTGGCCTTCTTCATAACTTCACCGCCATAAGAATAATGGCAAGTGCTGGACATTTTAGCGTTTGGTTTAAAACCGTTCATTTTACTCTCCTCGCAGCAGCTGCGTTATCAACTAGGTTTGGATATGGACGACCAGCTTTTTTAGCTCTGGCTTTAGCGGCAGTCTTTTGAGAAGGAGTTAGCTTCTTGCTTTCCTTCTTTGGGTTTTTGGTTTCCCAAAATGGTTTATTCATTGCAGTCTATGCTCCAAATACATATCAGCTTCTTTAACATTAGAGCTAGAAAGCAAATATATCCTAGCAAACTCAAGTAATTCTGGGTCGTCTTTAAATTTACCAAGGCCAAGATTGCAGCTTGCGCAAAGCATACCACGCACCGCCCCTGTTTTATGGTCATGGTCAACAACTAGTTTACCAGAATCGCCACAAATTACACATTCAAAAGTTGAGGAAATAACGCTCTTCAAATCTTCATCTGAAATTGAATTGCGGTATGCCCCTCGTCTTATTTCACTACGATAGGTAGCGCGGCATGACCGACACCAACTATCAAGGCCATTTTTCTTTTTGTTATGCAAAGGAAAGTATTCCGGATTTTCCGGCTTGCTCTCTTTGCATTTTGTGCAAATTAACAATTCCATGCTTTTAACGCCAAATTAATTCTGCTTTTTGGATCATTAGCAGTTTTTGCACTTGTGTTCTTTGCCTTATGGCCCTTCATCCTAGCACAAAACGACGCCTTCCGGCCCTCATCCTTTTTGGTCTTAGGACTAGGGGCCGGAGGCTTCAAATTCATGCCTTGAGCCTTAGCAGACGCACGACCTTTGGCATTCAACCCGCCCTTGGGGTTTTTACCTTCAGCCCGTTGCCACGCTGGGGTCTTTGCCATGTTGATTATCCGTAAGTTTTAATACACTCAAGGACGATGGTGTACATATCTCCGGCAGTCTGATCAGACGTAGTAAACGCTATATTGCCAGTTTTACCAGCGCCAGCGTTATTGGTTAGACCACCAAAAGAACTAAACTCCATGTCATACATATTGTCCTGCGGGATCATCCAGCAGAAAGCATCTGTAGTCGCATCCCAAAGGATACGGACTTCCATGCCATGAGTGTTTGCCCAAATGCGGTTAATCTTTACGCCTGTGCAAGCTACCCCAAATTGATTGGGAGCAAGGTTGGCAACAATCACCTTGTTGACAGCTGTTTCACCCGTGCCATCAGAAATGTTGGTAAACTTTTGAATGACAAGACGATCTCCATCAAGGAGCGTTTGTGTAGTTACTGCATCAGCCATTAGCTCTCTCCATGTAAATGAAGGGGGAGACTATGCTCCCCCATCTTAATTAAGCAGGAGTGACACCAATAGCGCCAGCCTTTGTAGCATTTGGACCAGCCTGAATAGCTGTCATGCCAATAGCAATCACAAGGCGACGAGCGCCGTTTGCTGCGGTGCTTGCTGGCAGGAATGTCCCGCGTACATCGCCTGTTGTAGCTGATGGAGTCGTTGCATCAGCAGCAACAAAAGTACCAGCATTATCGGCAACGGCATTGTTCCAGCCTGTGCGGAGCAGATAACCAGCATCTGTCACAGCATATGGCAATCCAAACACATCAGCTGAACCAACTGACAAGTTGCCAGTCAAAGCAGCTGAAACAGCAACCTGAGTAATGGTTTTGAAAGTTTTAGTGCTGGTTACAGTCGATGTACCATTGCACGTTAACGTCTGTGTCTGGGTCTGGCCATAATAGTCAGTACCAGTAATTGTTACGGTCTGCGTTGTGTTTGCAGCATTTGACGTAACAATTGAAAAAGCGCGAGCATAGTCAAATGTTGCTACGCCGTTTGTAGCCAATGTGCCATTGATTGTTGCATTGGCAGCGCCAGCAACAGCCTGTGCAGCGCAAACCGCTGTAGCAGCAAGTGCAGCTGGCACGATATCAAAAACGTATGTGCGGCCTAGTGGGCCTACGCCCTGACCAATTACGCCCGGATTACCGGAGCTTGCCCAGCTATTTGTCTGTGGGCCTGTAGCAGTACCCATCCAGAGATCATCACTTTGTTGTCCCATTGGTCTTCTCCTTGAAAAGCTTGACCGTTTCAGATTTGGATATAATGCACCAATTGCAGGTAATAGTCAAAAAACTGGGGCCAGTTTTAAGCTGGCCCCAGAATTTATTTACAGACCCGTTGTGCCGTAAACACCGCGTGGATCGGTCCATCCAAAGATGTAACGCTCCGTGGCCTTGTAGCGCATCGAGTCAGTCTCAAAGTCGCCTTCCATGCTCTTTTCAAGCGGACGACGCATAAGGAGCTTCAAGCCTTCTGGAGCATCAGTCTCAACCCACCATGCGGTGTTTGAGGTAAGACGCGACAGGTTGGCCTGACCACCCGACAATACGCCCGTTGTGGTCAACGGGTTAATGTCGTTGTTGTTGGTCCCCGTGCGGAGTGCCGACTTCAAGAGGACTTCCGACTGGAAGAAGTTTGAAGGAGACACAACCAGCTTCTTAGGCTCAAGACGAATCTTCTTGCCGTTGTTGTCAACAGCCTGACGAATCTGAATGAGAATCTGCTCCAACGAGGTCTGCGAGAGTGCAGCCGACGTGGAAAGCTGGTTAGAGAAGGTCTGACCGTTGGCAATAGGGTGAGCCGTGTTAACAAGCGTCACGCCGTCGCCGCCAACATAACCAGCCGTGAACGCACGGTTGAGGATGTTAGCACCAAGGGTTTCCTTCGTCTCGATGAGAGAGCGAGCAAGATGCTCGGCGTAGGTGCGGCCAATCGAGATATGATCACCGTCCTCGACGAGAACCTTGGTGAGCGCAAATGCCAAGCCATATACACGGTAGGTGTATCGGGCAAGGAACAGAACGCCACCGCTCTGGTACGTTACAGCAGTGCCGTCAGGAAGTTCTGGGGCAGCGCCAAAGCCGTACAATACTGGCTCTTCATGGTAGTTGCGGGGAATGCCACGCTGCTCTTTGAACACTTGGGCATATTCATCCTTGCGGGTGCTATAAATGCCATCAAATGTTTCATTGAGGATTGGCTCGACGACAGACCTAAAGTCTGTACTGCGCATTGGTAATGCCATAGTTCAAGCCCTCCTTAGTAGGCAGCGATGGTTGCGACGTTCTGATGCTTAGCGATCTGAACCTGCACAATCGTGTAGGCATCACCCCAAGCATTATCGACGTATTGAGAAAGACCGATAACACGCATCTGCGCATTAGTGGTGCTTGACGATACATCCAGAGCCGTCGTTGAAAGACCAAGAGGCGTAGTGCCAGTGGCCGAGTTGATGTTGTACTGGTTGCCAATGTTGGCGATTACCAATGACGCATTGCCCTGAATTTCATAGACAATGGTAGGGTCCATTGTGAAATAGGCAATGATATCGGTAGCCGACGTTGAAGCAGGCCAGAAGTTTGAGACGCGCTGACGGCCTGTTGAGTCAACAAACTCAACGCCCATGAACGTGCCAATCATTGCTTCACCAGCAGCTGATGGAACAATGTAACCCTCGACGCTGCCGGAATCACCGGAAACGCCATAACGGCAAGGCTGCTGCTGGAAAATATCCGTGGCATAGCCTGTTTTAATCTGGCCGGAGAACGGACGAACTATACCCGATGGGGAATAGATCGGACGGAGGCCAAACGGAGTAGCGGATGAAGACATTTGCTTCTACCTTCTGTTTGGTTGCGGAGAGTCTTAGCGACTCATTGGGGACCGCATTTCTGACAAGCCATCACCTTCATACACGTCACCACCCAGTTGCTTGGCTTGGCTACGGATGAAATCCGCAGTATCAGCCAATTTACCCTCTTCTGCCCGTGGCCGCTCATAGTGGGCTTCGTGCATATAAACCTCATAGAGTTTCATAGGCAGTTTGAAAGCCACCATTTCATTCACCCCGATACAGCCGACATATTCCCCCGTTTTGATTGAAGCGTGATCCCAACCGGGTACTTCATGGGGTTCAACTGGAGTGTATCCAAGGGAGCGACGTGAATGAATAGAGTCGCGTGGGTTTGTGGTTGTGAGCCAACAGACGTGATATCCGGGGATTTCCGGCAAGTCCGGAAGTGCGGATTGGAAAAACTGCTGCCTAAACATGGAAAGTCGATCATTGTCTGTAAACACACGGTTTTCAGTAATTTCACGGTCTTCCATATTGCGGGAGGCGCGACTCTCATCGACGCCCTTATTCAGTTTCTCATTTGACATATTATCCTCCTATGAAGCTCAACGCTGGTTTTGTCTGTCGTAATTACGGTAGGCCTTTAGATAACGCTTCCTGATGAGCGGATCATCCCAAGCGTTCATCTTCATTAAAGCCTCTTTCCGTTCAGGCGAGACAATAACCTTATTGTCACTCGTTGATGGGCGTAGAGAATCTCCACGTCCAGTAACGGGCGGGGCCGACTTTCTACGCTCCCGGTCAACGCCAACTTTTCCAAGTCTACGTTTCACACGCGCATCAAGCTCGTCCCAGTAATGCTCTGAAGAAGGGCTGACGCCACTCTTCTGAGCTTCACGCGCCCATGCTTCGTCAATTGCACGGGCGACAGCGGAATCCTCGTCCTCTCCAGAAGGATTGAACCAAGGGTTTTTCCGCATCCACTGCTCAGCATGGTTTTCTGTCATTGGGTCTAAGACGGAAGACTTCTTTTGCAGTTGAGGATTGTTTAGCTTCTTCTTCAGCTCTTCAGCTTCATAAGCAGCTCTAACGCTTTGTTCACGGAGACGCTGGGCTTTAATAGCCTTGTCACCGTCTCCGGTTTCAAATGCCTCTTTAAGCTGTAGCTCGGCAGCTTCAATCTGCTGTAAAGCATATTGATACCGCTGATCAGCAGTTTGAGAGTCAGATTGAACATTGCGAGATTCTAGCGCGGCAAGGCGTTCTTTTGCCTCCACAAGCTCACGCAGAAGGACGGTATTCTCCTCCCGCGTTTTCTTTATGTTTTCACGCTGGCGTTCTTTTTGACGTTTACGACGCAGTTGTCTGGCGTTTGTTTCTTCACCGTCACCGCCTTCATCTTGCGCATCGCGCTGGTCAGATTCCAGACGGTCATCATCGCCATCATTGTCATCATCCTGATCTTCTTCAATCTCGATGATTTCAATGTCGTCTTCGTCGTCTTCAATAAGATGTTCTTTGTCAAACATGGTTCATCCCCCCATCAAATATGGGCTTGAATGGCGGTAGGATCGCCATCAACCGTGCCAACAATATCGAGATCATTAAAGATCACGAACTCCACCTTTTCACCCTTTTCACCGGGGATATCCCGACGCCAACGTGATCCAGCATACTTTGGAACAAATACAAAGTCACCTGCTTTGTACCAAGCCCCTTCCGGCCACAATTCCATCGTGCCACGATTCCTAAAAGATAGCGGCCCAACCGCTACTACCTTTGCCACCTGAGTGTTATCCTGTTCCGCATCTTTAGAATAATCTGAAAGAAGAATACCACCAGCTGTTTTTGTTTTTGGCCTCCGTATCTGTACCAAGACACGGGAACCAGTTGGCTTAATGCCAAAGTCTATATTGGGAAACGCTTCATCAATCCCTGATTGTGAATCGAGTTTCACCACGGCGGCTATAGCCATGATCGTCATCCTCGCTATCATAGTTCAAGCTATCTTCAATAATCGAGATAGCCTTCTTTACTCCGGAGAAGTGTCCGGTCACACGCCCATACTCAAAGGCGTCTCGTTGTGCGGGGCTACTCAATGAACTCTCGGCAAATGATCTTTGCTCTTCCTTCAGCGCGAGTAGCACCCGCTCAATTAGTGGAACTTCAGCAAGCCTTACCACCACGCTTCAGTCCTTTCATAGACTTCTGGCGGTCGTGCTTTGCATCCATTGGTGACTTTTCATATGCCTTCATAGACATACCGCTCTTCTTTGCGAGCTTCTTGTCTTGAGCCATATCCATAGCGCTACCTTCAAATTTTGGCATACCACCCTTTTTAAAAGGAGTGTTCTTGCCTTTTGGCTGCGGGATAGCTTTGCCCATTGCCATTTTCTTATGCTGGTTCATTGCACCGTCCATAATTAGTTACCTTTCATCAATGATGTGCCACTTTTGATATTGGTCCTATGACCCTGCTCAATTTCAGACGCAGCAATCAGCATCGCCGTTTGGTTGTCCTCACGGTTTATCTGTTCCTTTGACTGGATTTCCGCAGTCTTCATTTGCGTCGTTGCCGCAATCTTTGCCTGATCTATCTGTGCTTTTACCTGATCAGACTGAGCGCGACGTTGCGTTTCAGCCGTCTGGATTTGCATAGCTACTTGGCTTGGGTCCATCGGCGGCGGGGCTTGGAAGGACTGGAGAACCTGAGTAGCCTGTTTGATGATTTCAGGGATTGCCTGCAACTGCTGCATTGCCTGTTGCTCAACGCGCAAATCAGCTGCTGCCAACATACGGTCAAACTCTTGATCGACTGCTGGATTGTCAGGGTCCATCAATTTAGCAATATCCATCCCTGCTGCTTCAGACGCTACCCGCACTGTCTCGTTCACATACCAAAGAGCCAGATGGTCTTTGACATGATTGAGCATTGACGGGATTACAATTGGAGCCATGATCTGACTCGCACCCAGCAAGGGATTAGTGATGTAGCTCAAATGCACCTGAATATGGGACAGATGGTCCTGATCAGGGAAGGCTACGATAGGAGCGCCCATTGTTGCCGCCACGTTTTCATTGACGGCATTGAGCCTTTGAGGCTCAGGCTGTTTAATCAAAAGGTCACGGGCATTAGGAATCTTGGTCCGGTCAAGAATCATTTCCTCAACTTTACGGAGGTCGTAAAGTTCTGGCATAGCCTGAGCGCGTTGCTCGATAAGCTGTAGCTGAGCAAACCTTTGTATTTCAGAAAATATGTTAGGATCAGAAACCGGGACAACATCCATCGGCCCTTCAAAGTCTGATCTCTTAACAATAAGCTCTCCAAGCTCGTCAATGACAACCTGTTCATCAAGGTATGTCGCATTGAGCCTGTGCAGGACTTTGAGTGTTTTGCCCATTGAGTCATGCAAACGGGCATGGATTGCGTTAAAAACCGTCATGCCCTGCTCGATCAGAGCCAGCGTTGTGCCGACCGGGAGGCGGTCAGGATTGTCAGACAGGTCTTCAAAAGTGGTTCTTACCACTCCCTTTGCCGCATCAACCAAGAATCCCATAAGGGTAAACAAGGTCTGTGACGGGCCGGGAAATGGCAGCGGCATAAATGTCTTGCGGATATCGTCGTTGTTGGGGCTACCCTCAACTTCAATAACCTGTGTTGGCTGGATGTTCAGGCTTTGACCACCACGGGAGCCGCCCTTGAGCTTCAATCCGGTCTGGCTGTTTTGAATATGTGCGCTGTCCATAAGAGCGCGGAGAGAACCAGTGATTGCGGCTGACAAGCCACCAATCATGTGGACAATACCAATTGGGTAAGCGCCACGCCAAGGCACAAACGGCCACTCGATAATCCAGTCCAGCGCAATACGACGGGTGTCGTCCTCGTCCCAATTGCGGTAAATTGCCAATATCTCTTGAGAAACGGCGTCTACTGTTACAACGTATGGGGCTGTGTCGCCTTTGGTTTCTTTGTCTTCGTCAATCTCGCACTCGACGTAGATTTCAAAGATTTCACGCAATCCGTCTTCATCGTAGTAGTCGTTTTGCTCACGGCCCTCAATTTTGTCGTTTGCCTGAGCGGCTTTGGTCTGTTCTGGTGCAGATACGGCTACAAGCTCGATATCGCGGTACAAGCCGGACAGAACACGACGGTCAAATTCCAGCTGTGTTACCAGCTGACGGTGAGTTTTGCGTTCTGCCGTGTAGAATGATGTTGCCGCATAGGGCAAATACATATCATCAATGGTAACCATGTACGGACGAGGGCGTTTCAGCCTCTTGTCCCATGTCAATTTGAGATATTGAGCGCCACCAAGCGGAACTTGCGTCAAAAGCTGCTCAAGTTCATTGCGGAACTCAGGCATTTGCTGTGTTAGCTGCCAGTTCATGTAGGTAGTTTTGCGTTTGGCCTTTTCTTCCTTTTCAGCCGTTGGCGTTCCTACAATCTGGTCCTTTACAGGGCCGGATGTAGCGCCTGTACGCGGAAAAATCTCTTTGATTGTGCGAGCAGCAAAGTCTACGCATACTTCTGTAAGGATTGGATGCACAACACGGGACGCACCTTGAAATTGTGCGCCTCCGGGGGCGTCATCACCCAGTCCGGTACGCTTGATGCCCTCTTCATACTGCTTGTCACGCAGTTTACGGGCTTCTTTATCACGGGCAATGGCGTCGAGAAGGTCTGTTGCCAGTTCTTTTAGTGAAGTTTCAGGAATATCTTCAGCAAGGTTTGCGTAAAACTCTTGGTTTTCATTATATTCCGTGCCTTCTTCCTCAATAGTAACGATAGCACCGCCATCGTCCGTATCTTCTACGTCGCTTTTTTCACTCTCTAGCTCAACTTCTTCACCTTCTTGGTAGTCAAGAAGCTCTTCTAGTGGATCATCGACCATGTTTTACTTCCGTTTTTGACTTAAAGGGCCAACAGCCCCGCCCATTGCTTTGTAGTAAACCTGCTCGCCGCCAAATCCATAAGTTAATGGGTCATCCGGCAGACCAAGATAGTTTCTTGGGTCATAAGTAGCAAGCCCTAGACCATTGGTAGGAGTTTCTGGCGTTGTGTCAGGTGTAGTCGGTGTTGTAGGCGTTGCTGGTACTTTTGGTTTTTTTGGGGTAACAGGGGCATCCCTGCCACCGTATTGATCTCTATACTGCTCCCGCGTCAAATTGCCTGCCGGGCCATAATTTCCTTCCGGAATGAACTGTGCGCCGTTTTGGTAGCTGGCAACGGGGTCATAAGTCAGCATATTCTGGTTTGGTGATGAGGCATTAGCCCCGCCAACAAGACCAGTTAGGAATCCTTCTGGAGGGTTATCAAAAGCACCTTGCCCGTTTACTAAATTTTGAATACTTTGCCCTGCTGAATTGTACCCAAACGCTTTGCCCCCCAAATTATAAAGAGCAGTTGCAGGGTTAAAATTGCTTGCTAAATCCACCCCAAATTTAAGAGTGTTGTTAATAATATTATCTAAAACGCCACCAAACACTGTTTCTTCTTTTTTAAGAGACGTAGCCGCTGGAGGTGCAACAGGTT